CTCACAAAGGTGTTGTCTCTTAAACATGGGCCGTTTGAAAGCCATCCAGCACTGGGATACTGGTAATTGAAAATTTACAATGATTATGGTAATGAATAAATTAATAAATACAAAATAAAGCATAAATAAATGTTTTTCAGGTTTCTTATTATACCGCCTTTGCCTGTGGCGGGTGAAGGGAGCTACCCAATTGACCATGATAAATGCGCCAGCTCTTAGGATTAGCAAAAGCTACATTCAAGTCTATATGCGACTAACCAGGAATCTCATTACCAAGAGTGGTGTACCACTATTACATTTAAAAGAGTTATGATCTCTATTCAATCATTGAAAAGTAGATATATGAAATAAATTAACAAGATAAGTAAGACGAAAATAAGTATTATACTAACTTGGACTACTATTAATTGAACCCATATATCAAAGCTATATGGTGGCTTAGAAAGAAACAAAACTATACTGCCTCGTTACTAATTGGAATAACCCAACATTCAACCTGATTAGGAGAAACAAATGTTCCTCCACTTATTGTAACAGTGATAACATTTGACAAAGCAGATGTATTAGAGTAAGTGAAACATTTGACAAACATCGCCTGTGAGGTAGTGGAACCACCATTTGGTGCTACCAAAGCAGACGCTGAATCAGCCAGGAAAACATTGGCTGTCACACAATTAGTTGTTGGGTTACAATTAGGAGTGGACCATGCCCCAGAAGAACCAGAAAGGTAATAAAACACCATAAATGAACCTTCATAAGGTCCAATAATATTAATGGTATTACTTGTTACAGTGATGGTAGCTCCAGGGAACCCTTGTTCGACAACAGGGTTTGTACCGAAGTAGTTGGAAGTTGAAATGCCTGTAGCATTGGTGAGGGAAAATTGGCCATTTGACTGAACAGAATCAAAATCCGCGATAATAGGTTTGCGAAGCTCAACCTCGTATGAAGCCCATATCTCCCCACACACAACACTAGTACCTTGTAACCCTTGTGTACAAACAAACAAGTCACCAAGATCATAATTTTGTAGTGAAAAGTTGTTTGAGTTGTTATTGGCTCCAAAAGGTAAAGTTGAATCCCTAACATAAAGTACATTAAAAGGATTCTCTTTGGGATCACACTCTATAAAATGACAAAAATCCTCAGACGGTTTAGCATCTGAAGAATAATATTCATTAAGAGCATCAACCTTACCACTTGGAGCAGGCAAAATTGGATTGTAACGTGTTGTCAAAATAACAGTACCTAAAGCTGTATTGGTGCTAGAAGCTATAGCATCTGCGCTGGCGCTTTTGTATTCAAATAATAATCCACGAAAAGTATACTCCTGGTATTGATTAGCAATACCAGCAAGCCATGGAAATGTTTGTGCCATACCTGGATTAATAGGAAAACTAGTGGCGTTAAAAACGCCAGCTGTCGCAGATGAAACTACATCACCAATATACTCTTTGTGTCTAACAATAACTGATTGCCCAGCAGTATGCATATTTGGCACTTGACCAGTTTTGATAGCATTAGTATATAATGAATTAGAGCGTACTGAATAGGAACCGAGCCCCAATATAGTGGCAGCTGAGTTTCCTAAAGAATATCCATAGTTAAGTCCAGCAGATGGTGAACCAGCTAACAGGCCAGCAGCGCCTCCTCCGATGCCACCAAGAGCACGAAGAAGTGCTCTACCCATGGATATCTCACTTTGATTATTTGGTTTTGTTCTAACTGTGGTGGTTGTGGTGGTTTTAGTACCAGCCTTCTTCTTTGGAAGGTTTTTAAATTTTATTTGTTTATTTGGCATTGTATTGGATACCGCAAGCCAAAAACGGGACTGTTCATCATACACATCTGAAATGAGGAGCCGTGCAGTCTCTCGGCATTTTGTTTAGCACGTAAATTTTTATAGATTATCATTCAAACGTTTTGGTCCTTAAGTGTATGACCCAATGGCAGTGTAAAGCACCGCCAAACTTCCTCTTCGAGGAGACCCCAATGTCAAGGGAAACCACATCTTTATACGTTGTTGTGGGAACGCCCAGTGTGCTAATACCACATATTTGAACATGTGGTGTCTTCATTGGAATAGAGTTTAAGGTCATTATACAAGACAAGGTGTGATCTATAATAACCCTCTAGCAAACACTGCTGAACAGGAGTGATGCCAAAGGCTTTGTAGAAACTTAACCGAGTAAGATGATGAATGTTATCTTCATAGCATTTCATCATCCCCTTGCCCCAGTAAGACATCGAGCTCTTCTCTACGCTACGAATGTCTTTATTAGAAACTCTTTTTCGCTGCCTCTTAGTCAATTTAAGTTGAGATAACATCTCGTCTGAACTACGAGCATAGCATGTGTAAAAATCTTGGAATATTGGTATGCCACCATGTGTGTTAATCCCTCCGCTGGCAACAGCATTCAGCCATTTAGCGGCTTTAACAGGATTGTCCAAAGGATCTATACAAACAGAATCCTTAATTATAGCATCTCTAACATTGCGTACCATTTGGTATCCACCAGGAGTCCAGACTGGTCTGGTCTGACAAAATTCGATTCCCTCGAAAACTTTGTTAACTCCTGACAATTTAATACGCATAGCAAACTTGCTAAACCATGATTTTAATCCACCTATTACTTTACTCATATCTCCTTCTTCACATATTATGGTACAATCATCACCACAATTGAGAAGTCTAATATTGACACCTATAGTCCTGAAATAACCATGTAGAATGCAGGTGACTAATAAAACTCCCACCATGGAAGTATTAGTCTGACCTGAAGTTAGGGTGCCTTCCACCCAATACTCAAGTTCACCGTCATCGCACTTTGCTTTAGCATGCGTTGTCAACTGTTTAGAAAACAACCAAATAATGCGATCAGCATGTTCAGGACCAAAGAAAGAACATAAAACTAAATGGGTCTGGTGTAACCCGATCTGAGAAATAGATTGATCTAATCTTTTTACATCTAGATCAACAGATACAGGGTTGTTGAACGCCTTCCAATGTGAAAAGGAAAGTATACCCAATTCTTGATAGTTTAAGCCTTTGGCAACCACTATATGTCCATACATCTCATTAACCTTCTTAAAAACAGAATGCTCAGCAGCTTTTGAATAGCTACCATCGCTAACGAGCATCCTATCCCCAGGAGGAGAGATTGTACGGGGAACGTGATCCGGTTTAGCACTACGAATGTCTTTCTCAAATTTAATAAACATTTTTATTCTCCAATCGCGCTTACGCAACCGACTGGACAACAAGCTTAAGCCTGCCTTCAAATAACGTCTCTTTTTCAGACCCGAATACAACTTGTGATATTCAGTCACAGGGATTGGGGTGTGTGATGTGTTATTCTTAGTCAAAAATGAAAACTCCTCTGATAGCAACTTTTCGAAAACCAGATCATCGTGTGGGTGGGAATCTTTAGATATCCATGTACCAGACTCATCTTTATACATAAATACCCGACATTTAACAGATTGTAAGAAATTCTTAAAACTGTTATTAAAAGCTGAAACGGTAGCTCTTGGGCCCACACCCAAAATCTTCGTCATCCGTTTCACTTTAACAGGGGTCCTAGACCGTGATCCTATCAAACCAGATATGACATTCTTCTTGGCATCGGTAATGAATTCTATTTCACTATCATTGCTTTCGATGGTGTCACCACCTAGGATCACGGCCAGGCCCCCTTATTGGTCAGGGACAAATCCCCTCCTAGAAGTTTTACCTAGTCGGGGAACCACAGCACCTATCATATTAGCAATAGGAGTGGATTTGTTGGAAGCACCAGATCTATATATCTTATCACTCAACATAGCTTCAGCAGAATCCATAAGATTCTGAGCCTGAATATCATCTGAGTTCGGTATAAAATATAAAGATGCCGCCTGTGCAGCAAGACTAGCGATCAGAGTCTTGCGCAAACCATGGACTGTCATAATAGCTCCAGCTCGGAAATAAATAGCCCCATAATTTGCTTTAGTATATAAGGTCAAAGCAAAAGGGAACTCTATTCTAAGCTCTCTAACAACACGCTGCAAATAAGGGAGTTTAAACCTTTTATGCACCACTCTGTCAGGAGTTGAAGGACATTTTCCAAAGTTAATAGTCTCGTCTTCAAGAGAACTCTCCATGGTGCAATCATCATTCAACAGTCTATTATCAACTGTATCACTCACAAGAGCATGCACCGTGGTCTCTTCCTCATTAGACACATGCCTGGAGACGCCAAACATGTACCTCTTAAAGTTAGCAAAAATAGAAAAACGCTTATCAGCAATCCAGAAGGGAGCGACCCTTGGGGATTGTTGAATTAAGTATGAATATTGTATATGAGCAGACATAATGAGTGTAAA